CCAAACGTAGAATCCGATGCTTGGTAACGATGTTTAGGTGTGTTCTCATACGCTACCCTTATATTAGTGGGTCTAGACATTATCATATACCTTAGTGCATCATATAAGTGATCTTCAGACTTAGTATCAACATCTTCAGGGTTTCTAGCATCCACTGGTAATGCTGCTATCTGACTGATCAAGTTCTTACAATTCTTTAATATCTTTATCTTAGGCTCACCAGTATCTTCATCAATCATCAATCTCTTATGTAACTCTATCTTACCTGCTACCCTAGATCCTGGTGATCTGTCTGATGGTCTAAATCTACATCCTTCTCTATTCATAGTTTCTGCTATTGATGGACCTGCATCACCTCTCTTAGCCCAACACGAACTATCTAATAATGCATCCTGTATTCTACCATCATTTTCTTCTACTTCTATAATCATCTGACCTAATCTATCTGCTGTCAAACGATTAACATATAACTCTCTATATATCCACAAACACCCATCGTAATCTACTGCACCCCATAATATACCTGAATGTGCTGCATATCCAAAGTCTGCTGATCTTATCTTAGTCCATCCATTAGGTATCTCAAAACTATCACACGTATGTATCTCTTTATTAAACTCAGGGAATGCACCTTCATCTACTACATCCCAATCACCATACAGAAACTGCTTACGTTTTACTTCTGGTAGTGATGCCAACATAGCAACATAACTCTGATCTTGTGTGAGATACGGATTATCCCATACTGATGCTGCTATAAACTTTCTTGTTATTTCGCTTGACAGTGTTCTACCATCTAGCTCATACTCTATCTTCTCAGTTATTCTAGTGTTTGGTTCAGCAGGATCTATAAATAACTTCTTAACCCATGCTGATCCTATGTTACCTGGATTACCTGTAGCTCTCATATGCAAAGGTATACTAGGATCTGTAGTACGTAACGATGATTTTAAAAACTGCCATATATCTGAATTAGCATATTGTGGTAGCTCATCTATACCAATCCATGAATAAGATTGTCCTTGATATCTTAACACATCTTGTAAGTTTTCGCAATACCCAAATTCTATTCTAGCTCCACTGGGAAAGTACCACGTATTCTCTTGACTTTTAAACTTAGCTTTTGGTTCAGCCTTACGATATATCTGCTGAGTTTGAAATATAACATCTCTTAGTTCTGGCATCGAACGTCTTATAAGCAATGCACGATGAGCAGATTTATGTACATATCTTAACGGAGCTATAAGAAGAGAGTAAGTTTTACCACCACCTCTTGCACCGCCATAGAAAACTTCACGTTCATTAGCAGAAAGAAATTGTGTTTGAGGTCCAGGATTGGGCTTGAAAACAACTTCAGGTTCTTTCTCTATAGAATCAGTAAAGTTTATAGATTCCTCTGGCTCCTTACCATTGTCTAACTCTTTACTTAATCGTCTCTTCGCTTGATCTGCCTTGATTCGGGTTTGCTTTTCGGTATTTTTAAGGTCTTCGATTCTTCGTTGCTTGGGAGATAGTTTGCGTCTGCGAGTTTTTCTCCTAGCATCCAACTCTTCTTCAGTCCATGCCAACTTGTGTAACCTAGTAGCAGAAAGTTTTCTACCAGTTTCATTTTCTAACCACGCCGCCACCTTTCGTACAGAGTGATTACCTTCACGAATTTGAGTAATCGCTTCATCGAATTTACTAAGGACTGCTTCATTAGGCATATACCATGCCACATTCCCTTTATCAACTTGATAATCATATCCGTATGGAATTTTACCAATTGCTTTAATTTTTCTACGACTTGCATGATCAATCCTTTTGAGTGTCATCATCTTCCTCTAGGGGAGGCAATATCACAACAGCAGAAGCTACGCCCTTATGTTCGATCTTCTCTGTTTTAACTATACCAGTACGGTCTAGGATTTCTTTGGCAGCAGCTAAACGATCTCTATTACCTAAAGCACTAGGATCATCTAGTATGCCTGACATAGAGAGAACAGCTTTAGGAGCATTAGCTGCTAACATATTTTCTGCTCTCTCTATTATCTCACTTTTTAATTGGCGAATAAGTCTTGCAGGATACTCTGTCGGAGCATAACCTGCAACATTCATAGCTATACGAAAGTTACCTTGCGCTACACCAAACAAAGCATTAAGAAACTTTTCTTGTTGCTCAGTCACATTAATAACCTTTCTTGTACATCCCACCTCGTTTGGTGAAACCACCTTCTCTCATGCCGTATTTCTTTTTAACAGCACCACCTTTACGAAAGTTCATTTCTTCTTCATCTTTCTCGTTCATCATACGAGTTTTGGTCATTTCTTCTTCACTACGTTTATCACCTAAAGCCCTAGCAATCTTTGTACCGATACCTTCTTTTTTAGATGAATTGGTATCTATTGTAGAAACCATCTTTGATTTATCTTTTTTATTAGAAGGCATATCAGGTTTATTTCTAGCTTCTTTTCGTCTATTTTCTGCTTCTTTAGCCTGAGACATAGATTTATTAATATTCTCTATTTTACTTTCTCTTTCTAATTGAGCTTCTGTATTAGCTAAACTTTCTGTTGATTTAGAAGTTTTATTTTTAGGTTGTAAAGGTTTAACAACTTTTTTGTTATTATTTTTAGGTTGTACAGGTTTAACTTCTTTTTTGTTATTATTTTTAACTTTTTTAATTAAATTCTTTTTACCTACTATTTTTTTAACTTCTTTTTTAATATTAGAAACAGTAGGATTGTCTATTTTTTTTACAGCCTGTATTACTTCTGCTTTAGTAGGCTCAGGTTTATCTTGATAATATTCTGTTTTAAGTACATCTTCTTTAATAAACTTCCATATTTCAGGATAAGTAGGTAATGCTGGTAATGAAAAACTTTTAGAATTATCTTTTCTTTTTTTAGTCTCTGCCATAATTATGTTCTCCTATATGATCTGGTTTTGCTTGCAATGCGCTTGGGTTGCTTTACGTGTTGCTTCCCTGCTTTTCTGCCTTTACGTTTTGCTTTAGTCGTAGCTGCGTACTCAGCTTTACTAAGCGACTTAATTGCTGCTGAAGGAAGATACCTTTCACCAGTAGCTTTTGGGCCTTGCGTAGATGGTTTACCTGACTTGGTACGCCACTTCTGCTTTCCCCAATTCTTTAAACTTCTCTGTGGAGCTTTCATTTGTTTTTAGAGTTCCATAATTCAAATAAGGTTATTACTTTCTGTTTTAGTGTATCTATATCTGCGTGCATCTTAGCTAACACTATAACCAAAGTTACGAAACCAAACGCTATAGGCCAACCAGATACAATTACCGACCAAGTATCGTCCATGTCACGACTTATAACCTCCCCCAGCTTTCTTATAAGCTTTTGCTAACATCTGGGCTTTCCTAGCAGACCACTGACCACTAGCACCACCCTTACTACCTGCTTTAATACGATTGAATATCTTCTTTCGCATACCAGGCTTAGTATAGTTACCTGATTTATTTACTGTGCTTTTGCTTTTTGTTTTTGCTGCCATCTGAATACAAGTTGTTAAAAGTGGTATTTGGATCTAGATAGGATTCATGCCCCTCTGCTGAATGGACCCATTGAGAAGGAGCAAAATCTGGTACACCTTCACCTGTTCTCCACAAAGCAGGACTCGTAGCTCTTACTCTATTGTTTGGTAACGCTACAAAGTTACCTGTCCATTTACCTGCATCAGTCAAGTATAACACATGAGACTGCTTATGTTGTGCAGGATCATCAGCTATATCATTGCCTGTATAATCTACAGTAAATAAATATTTACCTGTATGAAACTCCCCATCAATCTTACATATCCAAGGTGATGAGCTAACCCTGTCCATTATAGTTACACTATGCTCTCTCGATTCACAATCCCAAGGCTGACACAAATGGTCTTGCATTGGTTTAGGCCATTTCTTTAGGGGAATGTCAGCTACTAATGCTTCAATTGGCATCCTAGCCCACATTGCTCCCCCATGTATATTCTCTTCTGGCCCACCTTCTAGATCTGCTTCACAACCAGTAAACACTACTTGGAAGCTTAACGATCTATCTGGTATTGTATTAACCGCGATAGCGATTGCATGAAGAAACTCACCGTGATATTCAGTATGATTACTAGTGAACTCCCTCCGTACCCAACAATTAAAATGGGGTACATTACTTATAAGGTAAGACATTACCTACGTTTAGCTGCTCCACCCTTTGACATTTTCTTAGTTTTCTTTTTACCCATAGCACCGCCATACATCATTTTCTTTTTGGCTGCACCACCTTTTGACATTTTTTTAGTGTGTTTCATAGTCTTACCTTTCTTATTACGGAGCATAGCCAGATCTTTACCAGTGATCTTACCATCTCCATCCTTGTCTAATCTTTTTCTATTACCTGTTGCGTTAGCCATATATAATCCTTTTCAAATAGTCACTGCTAAATATAAAAGCCCCCACCAATATGACTATCAATCCCAGGTTATCAACCCCTATTACGCCAGAACTCTTTACTCTTGACGTATTTATTAACGTCTACCATTTCTTTATTATCTTTATGACAGTCACATCTACATACATTTGGATCACACCCACATTCAATACAGCTATCACAATGCGTTCCTCTAGTCGTTAACTCTTCACTCATCACATTCGCATACTTTAGGTTCTTCTATATCCTCACACTCACACATTTTAGGTTTATCTACCTTTACCCACTCTTCATCTAGTAATAATTGCTCTCCTGCATCTGTTAGAGAGCCTGTTGCATCAAATACTGGTTTATTCACTGCATAATCCCTTTGCATATAGTATCTTCTGTAATAACTCATTTACCACTTCACTTTATGGCTCCAGTATTTAGCAGAGAGTTTACTTTTAGGCTTACCTTGTGCATTATGTCTTGCGTAATACGACTTCTTTCTAGCTTTATCTTTAGCAGATTTAGGATTTTTACCTGCTCCACGCACTCCTTGCTGCCCGAATCTTATTAATCTAATTGTATCACCTTCTTTTGCAAGCACTGCATGGCTTTTCTTGGGATGTTTTGGTGTTCTCTTAGGTTTATT